GAGCCTGGACACGATTGACGAGGCTTCTGCCCATACGGTACGGAGTTGGTGCAAAGTCCACGCCCTCTATCTGCCCACCTGCTGCGGTGCGTGATTGGAATACTTCAACGCTTACTACATAAACTGCTGACTCTATTGCGTCGTTGCCTACATAAGTAGAAGCTCCCGATAGGGTGGCTAGACCACTTGGAATAACGTTTCGCTCGTTAATATCAGCGTTTGTAATTGCAGCAGCAAACTGATATTCATCTAAGTTATCATCGTCAAGGATTGTGCGAGTTCCATTGTAAGGTGTGCCACAACCTGTAATAACTACTGTTTGGCCAGCGCTAAATACGTTTTCGCCAAGAGTAGTAAAGATTGCTACGTTGTCTTTAAGTTTGGTACTCCCGATTGGGGAAGCATATTTTTCTAGCATAGGCAGAATAACTGCCTCGGCTGTATCAATTATTTGATCTAAATATGCGTCGTTGTAAAGTGATGAGGATACGCCAAGAACAGATCGCAGCTGTGTGGCTGTGATTATTGAAGGCATATCTACTCCTTTAATGAGAGGTGAGCGCTCGGGAGAACACGCCCACCCCTCGATCTAGTTTGTGTTACTTAGATTGCGATGTCGTTCCATACGCCAGCTAGAGGCAATTTTTCAGCCAAAGCGCCGTATCCAACAATTGCAACCTTAATTTGTCCAGTTGCCAAAATATCTGTGCGAAGGGTTGTCTTGCTTCCCTCGTACCAAGTGTAAGCATCTGGGTTGATTACGATCATTGAAAGATCAGAATCAGCAGAAGTTCCAGCAGTTACGCCAATGTTGCGATCTACTACTAGGTTAAGTCCTAGAACTTGTCCTGAGATAGAAGTTGGCCCTACGTTGCCAGCAGCGTTTGAAGGCTGTGTGGCGTTGTAGATTGGGCGACCTGTGTCGTTGTATCCCATAATGTTGCCCCATTGTGTTGGGCTAACTACTAGGGAACGAGCAAAACCAAGTGAGTTTTGATAAGCCTCAGCTGCTGCACCTGATACATAACCAACCAAGCCTGCTGCGGTATTTGCTGCTGGGCCATAAGCGCCACCAACTGCAACTAAGCGAGTTAATACATAATCAGAAGTAGCCTTTACATAGGCAAATTCCATTTGACGTACTAATTCATTAAAAAATGCTGGAGAACTGCGATCTAACAATTCAACGGAGAATTCCTGACCACCCTTGAAGGCTTTGACTGGAACGCTAATGAAAGAGTTAGTCATACCTGTTTCGGAGATTGCACCTTCTTCAGCTACTACTGCCATTGTTGGAACAGCTGTGATCTTTGGAATTTCAAAGGTCATACCTGCTGCTGGCAAAGTTTCGCGTGATAGTGCGTCAATTACTCCACGATCAGCATTTGATAGACCGTTGATTAATTGTGTTGATTGTGGTGTTGGGATTAATCCCGCATTGTTTGTTGTAGTGTCATCAGCAAAAGCAACAAATTGGCGAGAATCCTCGTTGCCAAGTGCTGCGCGTACTGAGTGCTCTACATATGTTGCTTTGTCCACGATTGGAGAACGTGGGCGTGCATAAGTTAATGGCTGTGCAACTGGTGCTGCTGCCTTAACCTCTGCTGCTGCCTCAACCGATACCTCAGTATCAGCGGCAACTTCTGGAGTATCGATCATTTCTGACCCTTCCTTTTCTTTGTTTGGATCATCTGAGGCAGCGACCTCAGAAACTCTTGCGCTGTCAATTGCAGGGCTTTCAACAAGCGAAACTTCAACTAAGGTGCTGGCAGTAATTACCATTACACCATCTTTAGCAGACCATTTATCTACGTCAATACCGACACTAAATCCGTCGCGTAGTCCTTCGGCTGCTTCTACTAACGCGTCTGATCCTGCGCTAGTCTTTCCGATCTTAAATACTGCGTCGATACCTGTTTCGGTTTCGTTGTATTCCATTACTTTACCGATTGGGCGTGAGCGATCGTGTTCTAAAAATAGTTTAACATTTTTTAAGGCTATCGAGTTAGCAGCAAACTTTGTACGGCCTGCTGACGTGTTGCCTTCCTCGTTCCAGGTAACGATCGTGCCGGAAATTGTCCGGGAGTCGCTATCGGCAGCTGTAACTGCTACTGGCATTGTTAATTTCATAATACTAGATCCTCTGCTCTGCGTATTTCATCAACTGATAAGACACCTATGCGGTTTAGTACCTCATAGACTTGGGCGCGCTCTAGTGGGTTACCACGCAAGAAGTCGTCAAGCGCATATCTAACTGTTTGCGTTTGTGGCGTAAAGTCTGGCTGATCTAAACGTTGTTCTACTTGAGTTAAAATTGGGCGCAAGCTAAAATCGACAAGCGCTCGCCTTTCCGAAGTGACATTGGAGTACGTCATTGAATTATTATCTGCTGAAACGTACCAAGCAGGAATATTCATAAGTCTAGCAATTTCAGTTGCAAGATACTGACGTGCTTCGGTAAGTTGCAAAGATTTCGGATCAAAACCAATAGAAGTCATTTCAATGTCTGCATTGAGAAAAGCTGTGCCACGATTTTGGCGAGCTTCTTTCCAGGCTCCAAGCAATTTGCTAATACGTTCAGCTGGTAAGTTAGCTCCAGTAGATTTAAGTGCTACTGTTGGAGTTGGCTCTAATGCAAAATTGTATGCTGCTTTTTCTAATTCTAAAGCTGTACGAATTGTGCGACCACCACGAATTAATACACCTTCATCACCATTAAAAACAATAAGCGAACCAACACCTGATAAAGGCACAATGCCTTGCAAATCAACTGTGTAAGAATCAATTTCAGTTCCAGCAGCGTTTAGGTTGGCGGTTACTCTTGTTGGATCAACCCGAGTCCAAGATTTAATTCTATTTGGATATTCCTCATAGACTTCTAAGACTTGTCCATAAGCAACCCCATAAAATATTAAATCCTCAACAATAAGTCTGTAAATTGTTTGTCCAGGTACTCGAGGATCAGGTTGATTAATAACTTTAGGTGGCATTAAAACTGTTCCGTCAATACGAGAACGAACTTCTAATGGAATAGAACTAATAGTGCCAGCAATAATGTTTTTGGCTCTAGCAACGGCTGGAACTTGAACCGCTAAATCTTTTGTGATACCCGCAGATAATCCAAAATTGTAAACATAAGTTTGATTTTGATTTGCTGGTGCGAGTGACGCGATAATGTCCGCAGTCGATTGATTTTCGATATGCGACATAGTTTGAGTGGCCTTTAAGGCATCAAGGAATCCCATTGTAAGAGATTGTAACATACTGTAAGCGCTTACGCTACGACAATATCTACATCTGAATACTGGCGTGTCGCAACTGACACGACCATAGCAGTAGCAACGGCAGCTGTGACGTTTTCGTTACTTGCTCGCCTGCCAATTATCCAACCACCGTCAGCAAAGTTAATCCTGGCACTTGAAGCAATATGACGATTAAGTACCTGCTGGTCACCGTGTCTTAATCTGCCAGCTTCCATAGCGTTAAGTAACTGATCGCAAGCCAAAGCAAAATCGCGTCCGTCAATAGCCTTAGCCAATATGCCACCGGCATTAAGGCGACTAGCTACGGCACTCCCTGTGTTCTTACTAAACTGGATTTCGGTTACGTCATAAGCCCTGCACCAGTCAGCTACACCGTTAGCCATTTCAAGATCGTCAATACTTGTTTCAGACTTCCACTCTTGCACTAAGCCGACCGCTATCTTGCCGTCATCTAAGACTTGAGCGCCAACTAGAGCTGCGTGATTTCGTCTAGGTGTAATGTCAAAGGCAAAGTAAGTAGGTTTGCCAGGCTCTAGCGATAGTTCAAGGTCAGCGCAATTAGTCCAGGCAGCAGGCGACCAAGGCGACTGCAAAGTTTCGACAAACTGGCATAAACACTCAGTACGCACGACCGCTTCAGGTTCATTCTTTGTAGCCATTAAGTTATCTATGTGAATTGTGCGACCCAGGGCAGGGTTAGCCGATTGCCAGGCGCTCATATCATCAAGACTGCAACCCATAGGAGCAGACCACTCAAGCCAAAGCAAAGAATCTTTAGCACCTGCCATAGTTGCCATACCTCGTTCGCGTAATTGGTTAAGCACGATTGAGGTAGAGTCACCCGCGTTACTAAAGCCCATTAACATAGGATTTGTAGCTGCTAATTGAGTCTTAGTAATAGCTGACCAAGCGGCATAGTCTTTATGTTCTCGTAATTCGTCTAAGTAGATTGTTTCAGCACCGGCATATCCTCTACCCGCTGAGTTATTAGCTACTACCTTGAACCTTGCCCCCGATAACATCTGTATTTCCTCTTGCCCATTGGCTCGGCGGAGCTTCTTGACCTGTTTGGCTAAGTGATCGTAATTCTCAAACAGTTCTACTACCTGGTTAAAGTGTTCTAGAGATACTGCCAACTTATGAGCTGAAAGGATCTGTAACTTCTCGTGCCATTCAGTCAAACCAAGCGCTATTCGTAATCTCATTAGGTGCGACTTGCCATTTTGCCTAGATACCAAAGCAACTACCTGACTATTAGCCCAGCGACCGTCAGGCTTAATCCGATGTGCCTCAGTTGCCACTAATTCTTGCCAAGGCATTAACGGCATATCCAAACTATTAGCAAAGTCGATCAGTTCTTGACCTTTTGTTGGTAAATCATCTGTAAAAGGTGTGTGAAGCCTTGGTTTTGTTTGTCCTAATAGCACTTCGCTCGTACTACTAGGTGTCGTCAGGCTTCGATCGGTTTCTTTAAGCATTGAACAGATCTTAGTCCGGTTGCTTGAACGGCGAAGGAACGCGCTCAGTTTGATTTGGGGGTAAAAAGGAAAGA